TGTGTGTTGTTGGTGTGTGGGGTTGGTGTGTGTTGTTGGTGTGTGGGTTTGGTGTGGTTGGGGTGTTTCGCGCGTGTCGTGTGTGGGTTGTGGTATTGTAGTTGTTGTCAGGCAAGGAGCCCGACAGAAAAGGCAAGAAAAGGAGTCCTAATGGAATGCTAGCCACGACAATGGTCCGAAAACAGATATCTACCACCGAATGGACGGCCGTACCGTACCGGGGAGGCAAACCGATATCCGGAACCTTCGTGGGGAGTCTAAGCCCGACAGAGGTTCAGAAACAACTCGATGAAATTATGGGTCGTAGAGCCTACCAGCTCGACCAAACACACATCCAAGTGCATGTCTACCGCATGCCTGCACAGACGTTCATCACATATGCGGAACAAATCGATTGAGGAGAATATCATGATTAACAGCTATTTCAGCAAGTTCGCAAACAAGGGCATCCCGTTCATGGACGGCCGCACCAAGGGCAACATCACCTCGTTGGTCGGTGAAGTCCTCCACATCGAGGATTTTGGATTCGTCAACCAGGAGGGCTCCACCTATCCGGTCATCGCGTTCAAGGAGCATCCGACGGAGTTTTTCTTTGGCGGTGCGGTGCTCAATGACATTCTGACGCAGGTGGATAGGGACGACATGCGCGATGCGCTTAAGTCCCAGCCTATTGTGCTCCGGATGGTGACGAGTAAGAGGGGCCGCACCTACATGGGTGTGGATTTTACTGAAGAGTAGTCCATTCGATAATCATCATTGCCAGATACCGTGTCGGGGTGATTCCACCGGCACGGTATATTTATATTGAAGCGTTTTTTTTTTTTATCGTCAAGGAGCGTAATCATGGCGCGTAAGAAGACCGCGGCCGATGAGGCCTATAATGTGCGGCGTCGTGCGCGTCGACTGGCGGCACGGTTGGAGAAGGAAGCCGCATCGTTGACCGGACGTCGTAGGGAAGTGGCGCAACGACGCGCGGCGGGCTTGCGTGAGCAGATCGAAAGGACGTATGTGCGGAATGGTGTTTCCCGTGGCGCTCGGGAAGAGGCGTTCTCGAAGCTCGCACGGGAAGTGACGCAACGGTCCGGGAGGGGCAAGCGGCTTGGTTCGAAGAGCAAGAAGCTGCAGCAGGCGGCGCGGAACCGGGCGTTCGCGTTGCAATTGTCGAACGCTTTGAATTACGATACGATAACGGGCAAGGGGATTCCCTCGAGTCTCGCGAGGGATCCGGAGATGGCACGGTCGATGGCGTTGCTGTTCATGCATGCCCATACCGACATTCGGCGTGAGCAGTATGATTTGCATACGCCGCAGAACATTTACAATGAGATTATGAAGGCGCATGGTACGAGTGATCTGCAGCAGGCGTTTTTGCAGACCATGCGTGAAAACAAGGCCGCATTGCAGGATATGTTCCGCGCTTTGAAGGATGAGGCGGATGGTGGTGAGCAGAAATACGAGGCCGTTCGTCCGTATCTGTCGATGGTGCATCAGCAGCCGCGTTTCAGGGCATGATTTTTTTTTCTTTTTTAGGGTTGTTGGCTTATGGCAAGTGCAGATATGAAATTTCATCGGAAGCGTCCTGAGTTCAGGGTTGTGGTCGCATATGATACCGAGACGTGCAATATCGGGCGCGGTGCCGAGACCCGTGCTTATCCGATACTTTATATTCTCAACGATTTTGCGAATGTTCCGTTGAGTGAGTATGTGCCGGACGATCCGCGTGAACACGTGTATTTCGACCGTACCGTCGAAGCGTTCATGGAGCGTGTCGAAGCCGTCATCGAGCGTGGGCGGGACGAACGGTATGTTCCCATCATTTGCGCCTACAATCTGATGTTCGACTTGACGTCGGTGTTGCCGCTTCTCGCGGATTCCTACCAGCTTGTGGTGGCCGCGCAATCCTCGACCAACGTCTATTATCTTGATGTGTTCGAACCGGGCGTGGATACCGGGAAGGCTGCGCCTGTCCTACGTTTCTGGGATACGTTTTTCCTTGAGCAGAACGGGTTGAAGGCCATGGGGGAGACGGCGGGCGTGGCCAAGGCCACCGGTGATTGGGATTATTCGCTCGTTCGGACGCCGGAGACCCCGCTTACCGATTTGGAACTGTTTTACGCGAAACGTGATGTGCAGGTGATTCCGGCATATCTTCGGTATCTGCTGCAAGCCAACGCCGATTGGATCACTCCGGATATGCTTGGTGTGCGTGTGCTCACGAAAACCGGGCTTGTGCGGCAGATGGCCGCGAATACCTTCGGTGTCGTTCCGTTGCGTAAGCGTCGGGGCGGCAAGGGCAATGTGACGATGCTCGACGATTTCGTCCGGCTATGCACCGATGAGCTTCCTTCCGATTATGATATCTATGCTTTGCGGAAGGCGTGTTTCCGTGGTGGTTTCACGTTCACCGCCGCCACGTATGCGTGCGAGGACGTCACCGATGTCGTGAGCACGGATGTGACGAGCATGCATCATACGTTCATCAATGGCAGGTATGTGCCCGTGCAGTTCAAGGCGGTGGGGCCTGATGTCTTGAAGGTGTATATGCGGGCGGTGCTCGGTACTTCCCGTGAAGAGGTGTTGTCGCGGTATTGGCAGCCGTTCGGTTGCGCTTTCCATGTGAAATTCCGGTTTACGAATCTCAGGCTCCGCAGGGGTTCGTGTTTCGAGAAATGGGGGGTCGCGCTCATCCCGAAAGGCAAATTCGACGATAGGGTCGTGGGCGTCGATTATTGGGCGGATGATCCGTCCAGCGTCGCCGCGGAGCAGGCGGTTCGTGACATGGGATTCCGGGACAAGGCCGATAATCCCGTTTTCGCGTTCGGGAAGCTTTATTCCGCGGATCATGCGGAACTGCATTTGAATGAATTGGAGTTGTGGACCATTTCGCGGGTGTACGAATGGGATGCGATCGAACCGGTGTTCGGTGAGGCCACCGTGAAGTTCAAGCGGCCGCCTGACTATGTCACGTTGCAGAGCAATCTGCTGTACAAGCGCAAGAAGGATTGCAAGCGCATGGTCAAGGAGTATGCGGGTGAACCGTTCACGGGTGACATTCCCGCGAGTGTCCCGCAGGGGCTTGCCGATGAGATGCGTGCCGGCACGCTTGACCCGGTGTTCCTCGAAAATTATTACAACGGTACCGTCAAGGGTATGTTTAACGGCGTGTACGGTACGATGGCGCAGGATGTTTTCAAGCCGGAGTATGAGGTCGAGGATGATGGCGACATCGATGTCGATCATGCGACCGTCGTCACTCCCGAGAACTTCGGTTCGCGCAAGCCGAAACGGTGCAAGGTGCTGTATACGTATGGCATGCGGATCGTAGGCGGTTCCCGTTTGCATTTGGTGCTTGCCATGGAATTGCTTTACGAAAGGTTCAATGGCGAAGTGTATGCGACCGGCGGTGACACCGACAGTGTGAAATGCCATGTGCCGGCCGATATTACCGACGGGCAGGTCGAGCATGCGCTTGACCCGCTGCTGCATGCCGCCACCGAAGCCATTTCGATGGCGTGCCGTCGAATCTGTACGGATTATCCGCAATGGGCGTCCGATCTGGAGCATGTCGGCGGTTTCGAGGTGGAGAACGCGGGCGCACGGTACGAGCATCATATGGAGTATTGGAACAAGGCCAGGGTGAGCTATAGGGCCGGGGAATATCACGTCACGATGGCGGGGTTGAGCCGTCCGCTCGGGGCGTATCATATCGAGCATGTCATGCGTGATCTGCAACGTGGGGGTTATGCTCCCGAGCAGGTCATGAGGGAGGCGTTGGGATACAACGTCAACGTGGCGTCTTCGGTTTCCTTCGCGCTCCAGACCGTCCGGCCGCAGGTGGGCGAACGTTTCGTGGGGGCCGTCACCGACTATCTAGGGAAGTCGACGTGGGTGGATACGTATGCCGCGGTCGCCCTGTATCCGACCGACCGTATGCTGGGCGATACCTGCAAGCGGAGCAACCGTGAGAATGTCGACTATCTGCTTAGAATGGGTAGGGACGTCGAACGTCGGAACCGTGAAGTCAACGTGACCGCCGGTCAGGTCCCGAGCGTCACCGCCGGTGCGTTGATGGAAACGACCATATTGCAAGGAGTGAAACATGAGCGATAGATATTACGATTGGGATAAGACCCTGAGCTATGACGCCGACGTGACCATGGTCGTCGGCGCTCGCGGCGTGGGAAAGACTTTCGGTTTGAGATTGCAGTTCATCCGTGATTGGATCAAGGACGGGAGCCGGTTCGTGGAGATTACCCGCTACAAGTCCGAAATACCGGACGTGGCGCGTAATTATTTCGACCGTGTGACGGAACTCGGCATGTTTCCGGGATACGTGTTCCGTGCGGACGGCAAGACGGCGTATATCGCGGCCAAGCCGAAAGATCCCTATGGCAAGCCTGATTGGCAGGTCATCGGGTATTTCGTTTCGTTGACGGAAATGCAGAAAACCAAGAAACGCACTTTCGCCAATGTGCGTCGGCTGTTGCTTGACGAAGCCACCGTGGATATGAGCGACCGGTATCATGGGTATCTTCCGCATGAGTTCGAATTGCTTGCGAACATCGTGGATTCCTGCACGCGTGAAAGGGCCGGCGACGATGGGAAGCGCAGGCCGCATGTGTATCTGCTCTCCAACGCCTGCGATCTGGTGAACCCGTATTTCGTCCGTTACAAGATCGACCGCGTACCCCCGGAAAGGTATTCGTGGTATGGCGGGAAAACCTTTCTGCTTCATTATCTGCGTGACGCGGAGTATGCCGAAACGAAACGTACGGATACCGTCGCGGGGCGTATGCTCCAGGGGACCGCCGGGGAGCGTGTGGCGTCGTTCAACGATTTCGGCAACGGGCATCCCGATTTCGTGGAGCCGAAACCGTCGGATTGCGATTTTTATTTCGGGTTCGTTTGGAGGTCGGAGCGTTTCGGCGTATGGTATGACCAGCTTTCCGGGAATTTCTGGGTTACCGGTAAGATTCCGAATAATACGAGCGCGCCGGTTTTCGCGTTGTCCCGCGCCGACAATCGCATCAACCTCATGATGGTCAAACGGAGCAACAAGGCGTTGCAGCAGTTGGTCGACCTGGCCGTGTACAATCAGCTCCGTTTTGACACCGTCGCCCGTCGTGAACGGTTTTACGAAGCGTTGAGCCTTTTCGGAATACGGTGACCGTGCTATATTGTTGTTTTGAACGCATGGCATGGCAGGCTGACGCGAGTAGTGCGGCCGGGTAGCCACGTGGGGACACGTCCGGTTGCGCGTCGATCTGGCTATCGATTTCGTTAGGCGGCATTTTCGCTTGCGTTCATGTTAGAATGGGGTTCGGCAGACGATGGTCTGCCGGACCCTATTGTTTATTTCGAAAGGTTCGTGATATGAACGTATTCTCCATTAGAAACCGTCGGCTCATGACCGTCGACAATCCGCCGGACGACGGTGGCGGCTCCGATGGGGCCGAAGACGCCGAAGCCGTCGAAGCCGCTGACGCGGGCGAGGGCGCGACGGATTCCACCGGTCTGGTCGACGCCATTCTCGACGCGATCGCGGCCATCGCGGAAAAGGTCGACGCCCTTTCCGAACGTATGGATGCCTTCGTCGATGCGGGGGCCGTCGTACGTGAGACCGGCGATGACGAAACCGTCGGGGATGACGACGGAACCGTGGACGAGGAAGATTTGGAAACTGCCATCGAGGATATGGATTTCAGCCTCGATGAGGACGAAGACCGGACGAGGCTCTGAAAGGAAGTCATTTTAGATGAAGAACAACAACACCATCATGATGAAGTCGTGGCTTGCGGGCACCAACGATTTTCAGCAGCGGGTCCCGAATCCGTCGCAGGCGGGGATCGCCGCGACCATGGATGCCCTGTTCCAGCCGATGAACGCGCAGTATTTCAATCAGTTCATGGACATTCTGGTGAATCGTATCGGTTTCACGTATGTCCGCGGACAGGCGTATGAGAATCCGCTTGCGGTGTTCAAGGGGCAGAAGCTCAATTTCGGCAGCACCATCCAGGAGATTGCGCCGAAGTGGATCAAGGCGCATTCGTATGATGACGAAAGCGAGACCTTGCTCAAGCTCCATCGTCCGGAGGCGAAGGTCTGGTATCATACGCAGAACAGGCGTGATCAGTATCCCATTTCCGTCAACGCCGACGAGCTTCGTACCGCTTTCACCAACGAGTACGGTCTGAACAATCTGGTCGCGCAGATCATGCAGGCCCCGATCAATTCCGACGAATACGACGAGTTCGTCATCATGAAGGAACTCATCGGATTGTACGATGAGAAATGGGGTTTCTACAGGCATCATCTTTCCGCCGCGCCGACCGACGACGCCACCGGCAAGGAACTGCTTGCGGCGCTCCAGACGTATGGCGGCCGTCTCCAGTTCCCGAGCGCCTTGTATTCCGGTACCGACATTCCGGTGTTCGCGAAGCCGTCCGAACTCGTGCTGCTCGTGACCCCGGACACTCAGGCTTCGTTGAACGTCAACACGCTTGCCGCGCTTTTCAACGTCGATCTGGCCAAGGTGTCCTATCGTACCGTGCTCATCGACGAGTTCCCCATCAAAGGTGCGGTGGCCTTGCTGACCACGGAGGACTTCTTCGTCTGCTCCGACACCCTTTACAACACCACGTCCTTCTGGAATCCGGAGACGTTGGCCACCAATTATTACCTGAACCATTGGGGTGTGTATTCGGTGTCGCCGTTCGTTCCCGCCATTCTCTTCACGACCAATGAGGGTACCGCGGTGCCGACCGTCACCCAGACGGTCACCGGTCTCACCGTGACCTCCGAGGAAGCCACCGTCAAACCGGGAAAGAGCGTACGGCTCACCGTCAAGCTCAACGGTGCCGTCACGCCTGAGTCCCCGGACGGGACCGTCGTCGTCGCTCCGAACGCCGCGACGTACACGGTGAAGGCCTCCCGCGCCAGCGGGGAGTCCACGGTCCCCGTCGAACTCAACGCCCGTACGCGCGTGGACAATTACGGTGTGCTTCACGTGCAGAAGACCGGGTTGAAGGAGGGCGATGCGCTGACCGTCACCGCGACCTCCACCTACCGTAACCCGTCCGGGGCCACGTTGCCGTACACCGCGACCGCGAAGGTCACCGTCGCATAGCGTCGTATGGTATACTGATCGAAGCCCTACCATCCCGGTGGGGCTTTTCTTATGTTGCTATGAAAGGAACGTTACGGACATGGACGTCGATACGATCGCCACGCTCATCGGAAGCGTGGGTTTCCCCATCGTCGCATGCATCGCGATGGGGGTGTTCTACGCGACCCAGTTCAAGGATTACCAGGAACTGCTGCAGAAGAGCAATCTGCTGACGGAGGAACTCGTGGTCCTGTTGAAGCGGGTACGGGACGGGAAGGAGGTGCCGGATGAAGAGGGTTCGCGGCCGCTGCGTTGAATGCCTGTGCGCCGTGCTGGCCTGTCTTCTGGTCGTGCCGTGCGCGGACGCCGCGATGAACGGCGTGGACTATTCCAGCTGGCAGTCCGCCACCGCCCCCTGCGGCGTGCAGGCGGATTTCGGCATCGTCAAGGTCAACCAGGGAACGTACCGGAACCCGTATTGGCGGACGCAGGCGAAATGCATCACGGACCGGGGCGAGGGATTGGGCCTGTACGATTACGCGTCGGGCATGGACGCCGCCGCGGAAGCGGACGTCTTCGTGGACCTCGTCGGGGATTACGTCGGACGCGCGGTGCTCGTCCTTGACTGGGAGAGCAACCAGAACGCCGCATGGGGCGACTCCGATTGGATACGCACGTGGACCGGCCGCGTGCATGAGCGTACGAACGTATGGCCCATGGTGTACGTGTCCCGCGCCTATGTCTCCATGATTCCGGCCGACGTGCGTAGGAACTGCGCCCTCTGGGTGGCCCAGTATGCGAACAATGCGGTCACGGGATACCAGGCGTCGCCATGGAACGCGGGGGCGTCCGGCGAAGCGATGATCCAGTATTCGTCGCATGGGTGGCTGAACGGTTACGCCGGGTTCCTCGACCTGAACCTGTTCATGGGCGAACGATGGCAGTGGGACGCCTACGCGAATCCTTCCGGGGCCGCGAGGCGCGACCCTCCGAAGCCGGCGTCCGCGCCGAAGCAGGACGGGACCGGACGATGCGGGGACGGCTGCGTCACCGTCATGCCCGGGGACACCGTGTCGAAGTATTGGGCGGACTGGTGGAACGTGACGGTGCCGTCCGGCAATCCGTCGCTCATCTATCCGGGACAGACCATCTGCCATCGGGGCGCGTCCGCGCAGCCGGGTTCCGTGCGTTCGTACACCGTCCGTGCGGGCGATACGCTGGGTGGCATCGCCGCCCGTTACGGGACCTCCGTATCCCATATCGACGGCTACCGTTCCGGCGACCCCAATCTCATCTACCCGGGGGAGGTTGTGCGCATCCGATAGCCGTGCTATAGTATGAAGCGAGGACTCCAATAACCCAACTCCTCATATCAGGGCGAACCTCTGCAACGATTTCTTGCCACGTTGCAGAGGTTCTTTTTTCATATTCGAAAGGACGTTCACACCATGCACCGATACCCGCATCTGCCACAGGCATCGAATTTCCCCGACGCTCGAAACGCGGACCCGTACGCGCAGTACCGAAACGAGTTCGACTATTCACGCTGGTCGGCCGGCACCAAGCTCACCGTCTGCAACGTCCCATGGGACGACAGCCGCAACATCATCGGATGGGAGACGGTCGGGGAACGCGACGAATGGTTCCACGGATTGGGATCCGCGGAACACGTCACGCTGACGTCCGAATTCCAGGTCCTGCCGGACGGCACCATCAAGCTGCCCGTCCCCTTCGCGACGCTCAGCCGCGCCAACTACGTCTTCGTGGAGTATCCGACCCCCACCGACGCCGCACGGCCGCTCGACCATGCGGACCCCGGCAACGAGATTCGGGCATGGGGCTATTTCATCGACGACATCCGCCAATTGGCGGCCAGCACGAGCGAATGCCACGTCACGTTGGACGATTGGACGACCTTCGGCCCCTACGTGCATGCCACCTACATGCAACTGTCGCGCGGACACGCCCCGATGGCGGCCACCACCGTCGAGGAGTACTTCTCCGACCCGGTGAACCATTCGTCGACGCTGCTGGCGGCGGACGTCAATTACGGCGGCACCCCGGACATCACCCGCGACCATACGTTCATACCTTTTTCCGCGGGCGAGAAATTCGTCATGTTCGCAAGCCCCGTCCCACCCGACGACCTCGATTCCCTCGAACCGGCCACGGACTGGCAAGGCGGTTCCACGCCGCCGACATATGCGGACGCCGACGCCAGATGGGGCCGGGGATACGTCGTCGACGGCTACGATTGGCGGATGGGCGACCGCGACTATTCGCGGGCATCCACCCCCGTCGCCCCTTACGCCGCGGGACCGACGACGCCCACCGCGGGATACATGTACGCGCTCGCCGCCGTCGACGCCCGAAGATTCTTCTCATACCTGGCCGCATATCTCCCGCAGGTCATGCAGACCATACAGGCCATGTGGATACTTCCGGCCGAACTCATCGACGTCACCGCGACCGGCGGCCATTCCATCGGCGGCGTCACGGTATACGACGCGACGAAGGCCGACGAACTGCCGGACATCCAGATCACCCTTACGCGGGACATGTTCGGATACGCCGCCGAATACGCGGACATCGCGAAACTCTACACATACCCGTATGCGAGCCTCGAACTTTCCGACAACAACGGTAGGACCGTGGAGATTCGAATCGAAAACACCGGGGATCTCGAACTGCATCGCAGAACCAGCCTCGCCTACCCATACCTCAAGGCCCAGGCGTTCCTCACCGGAGTCAACGGCACGGGAAGCAAGACATACGCCTTCCGCAGACTGGACGGCACCATCGGCACCGCCTCATCATGGGATACGGACTTCGCCGACTACATGCTCTCGTTCGACATCCCGACCTATACGCTCTTCATGGACGGATATACGGATTACGCGGTCCACAACCAGCAATCCAACGTGGAAAAGGCCCGCATGCAGGCACTCAACGCCTACCATACCGGCACCCGCTCCAACAACACCGGATACGAAAACGGCAAGGATTCCGCCGCCACCGCGCAAACGAACGGCAACGCATCCGCATACGCCGGCCAGCAGAACGCATTGGCGTCGAACTCCACCGCGAAGACGAACGCCGACGCCAACGCCGACCTCGCGCTCACCAACATGGAAAACACCATCAGGACCTCGATCGACAACCTCAACAAACGCACGACGAACCGAACCGCCGACTGGAGCAACAAGAAAGCCTCCGCGGTGGACCTCAACAACGAAACCACCAATCTGAGCACCATGAACCTGAACGCGGACATCAGCTTCATGGACACGAAATTCAACGTCGAAGCCACCACCGGCGCGATCAGCACCGCGGCCTCCGCCGCATCGGAATTCCTATCCGGCGACATCGGCGGCGGCATCAGCGCCATCGTAGGCGGAGCCGTCGGCATCGCCAAGGACGCGCTCATCCTCGACGCCACCAAAACGATGAACCGCACCAAACAGACGAATTCCACCAACTTCGGCGCGAATTCCACGGCGATCCAGAACGACACCTGCGACGCGTTGATCAAGAACGCCAACGTCAACGACAAGGACATCACCGCCAACAACAACGAACTCGGCAAAACCACCACGACGAACAACGCCAACACCGCGAAAAACAACGCCTCACGCACGAAAACGACCGGCGACGCGAACGCGAACCGCTCATACTCCGCGACGACGGCGAACAACGCACGTTCCAACGCGACCGCGCTGAACAACCTCGGGGAAAGCCGCGACGCATCGGCCTTCGCACTACAGACCGCACTCGAACAGGCGCAACGGTCGGCGGAACTCGACTACCTGAACCATCGGAACGACGCACCCCGCACCTACGGCACCCGTTCGGGCGATGCGACCGCCGACCTGTTCACCTACCGCGGCTTCCAGATCCGGGTCAAAACGCAACCCGAATCCGCGATACGGCAGGCGGGCGACCAGATGCTCCGCTACGGATACGCCTACAACGGCGCATGGACCCCGGAAACCCTCAACGTGATGAAGCATTACACCTACTGGGAAAGCTCGGAATTGTGGCTCGATACGGATACCCATATACTGGACAGTGGCAAACGCCATATCCGGAACCTCTTCCAAAACGGGGTGACGGTATGGCGCGACCCCGCCGACATCGGTAAAATCGGAATCTACGACAATTGGAAGGACCAGGACAATGACAGTGACCGTGGATGACGTCGAATACGATAGGATGAAAGCCGCCTACGACGCTGCGCACAGAAAATACGGCGACTACGACGACGACCAGATAGACCAGCTCATCGACCTGAAAGTACGCAGCCAGGTCTCCGAATGGGAGAACCACATCGGCGCAGCGAAACTCCAGGAGCAAATACAACTGGCACGCGAACGCGCCGCACAAGCCGGCCGGGACGCCGAAGCCGCGTCCGAAACCTACGTGGAACTACGCCGGATCATGCTCGAGGACTCGGTATCCGCACCGGTCGTGGAATCCGACGAGGAAATGGAACGACTCATCAAGGGAGAATGAACCATGAGCAACCGCAAACGCAAACGCGCCACGTGGGGCGAACCCAACTACTGGGCTTCCGCCGCATACGACAACGCAGTATACCTCATGTACCGCCAGCAGATCTACGAACTGGCCCTGAGCCGATTCAAATGGATCGGACTCCCCGCCACCGTCGACGCTCGCTATCTGGAATGGACGCTCCTGACGCAGGGCGCGGCCACCATCGCACACCCACGCAAACAGCCGCACACCTACTACGGCACGCAAATGGCGTTCAACTCCCCACCGAACGTATACGACAACCCGACCAAATGGCAGAGCATCGGCAACAACGGATGGCGCTTCGACGTCAGCCCCACCAACGGGGTCATCGTATGGGACAACCTGTATCGCATGCCCATCACCAACTGGATCGACATATGGGCACGCGAACTTACCGACATCCGCCAGACCATGCACCTCAACCGCATGCACCAGAAAATCCCCTACATCCTGAAAGGACCGCAGGAAAAGAAACTGGACATGATCAACCTGTACAAGCAGATCGCGGGAGGCGAACCCGCGGTGCTCACGACCAACGGGGTGGAAGCCATCACCGTGGACGTACTGCAAACCAAGGTGGACTTCCTCGGCGAGGAACTGCAAGCCGTAATGCAGAACCAGTGGAACGAAATATACGCCGGCCTCGGCATTCCGAACCTCCCGTTCAAGGCGGAACGCCAAATCGAGGACGAAGTCAAATCCCAATCGGCCCCATCCTCGCTGATGGCGTTGAACCCGCTCGACGCACGCCGACAGGCCGCCGACCAGCTCGCCAGCCGTTTCCCCGACGACTTCCCGGACGGCCTGGACGTGGTCTGGAACCAGGACAACCGCAGCGACAACTTCAATTTCTTCGCGAACGTCACGGAACGGGAGGACAACGATGAACAGGATTGAACCATACGAACCATCCGCCCCAACGCCCGAATTCCATGCCGTCGTATCGATCAGCCTCGGCGAACTCGTCGAAGGGGGATTCATCGACTGGACGGACGCAAGCTGGCATTGGGACGCATACGACGAAACCCAATACGCCCGATTGTGCGCGAAAATCGAAGCCCACTATTGGGACAGGGAAATAGGCGTACTCCCACCCGGCTCGTGGAAACGCGAATTCATGCGCAAAATGAACGAAATAATGCCGAAATACAAGCTGGCATACCAAGCGGCATCCGACGGAATCTCGCTCATGCGCGTCGGCGACGACTACGGGAAAAACCGCACCATCGGCTCGAACTTCCCCGCCACCCAACTCAAACCGAACCAGGATTACGCCTCGGACGCAAGCGACAACGAATACGAAAACGTTCACGAAGGCGACTACCTTGATAGAATGGAACGGTTGAAGGCATACGACGACATCGACCTGCGGATCATCGACGAGCTGGAATCGATGTTCACATGCCTCATAACGATCAACATGAACATCTAGGAAGGACACCATGGACAAAGACACACCACCGGATTTCGGAACGTTGTTCCCCTTCATCACCCAATACACGCCAGTGATCCCCAAACTCTACTGGAACGTGTATTCCGAGGAACAACGAATGAAATGGCTATGCACGGAATGGGACAGAATCGAACATTACATGCTCGACCTATGCAACCAGACCAACCTGAACTACAACGACATCGACGCACTGCGCCGACAGTTCGAGGAATTCAAGGAACACGGATTCGACGACTACTATCGCGAAACGCTCGAACGATGGATAATGGAACACTTCGCGGACATCCTGACGGCCGGCATCAAGTCGGTCGTCTTCTTCGGACTCACCACGGACGGATACTTCGTAGCCTACCGGCCGGAATCATGGAACGAAATAATTTTCGACACGGGCGCAGTATACGGCACCAGCGAATACGGCAGACTGCTGCTGTACTATCCTACGGCACATCCCGACGACGAAGACACGCACCCCGCCGAACAACCAGCCATTCCAACCAACAACACCGAAAACTAGAACAGGAGGCCACCATGGCAACCAAGGAATACATCGGCGCACGATACGTGCCGCTTTTCGCAGACCCCATCGAATGGGACAAAACCAAATCCTACGAACCATTGACCATCGTCTGCCACAGCGGAAACTCATACACCTCACGACAGTACGTCCCCGCCGACATCGAACTCACCGACGAAACATACTGGGCATTGACCGGAAACTACAACGCCCAGGTCGAACAATACCGCAAGGACACCGCAACGGTGAAAACCGCATTGCAAACCGAAACCGACTCCCGCGAAAACGCGGACACCGCGCTCTCGAACCGCATCGGACCCCTCGAAAACGCCATGCCGACGAAACTCAACGCCGTCGCACATGACGACACCATCGAAGGCACCGGCACCCCCACCGACGCGCTCAAAGTCAAACTCAACCGTTCCACGGCCAACAACGACACCGGCAACACCGTATACCCCGCCCTCACGAAAAACAAGACCACCGGCACGATCCAAGGCATCGCATTCAACGCGGGAACCGGCCTGACCGCCTATGACAGCGACAACGCCGACATCGGCTCAGGCATCCAGCTTTCCGACACCGTGCTAGCCCAGCTCAAAACCGGCGGACACGTCGCGCAAACCTACCAAATCGCATACGACACCATAGCCGAAATGACCGCGGACGACACGCTGACCGCAAACACCGTATGCTGCGTCAAACCCGAAAACAACGCGCCCCCATATTACAAAATCGTCGACGCCGTAACCGACAACGACATCCACGAAACGTTGAACAACGGCCTGCACGCGCTCCTGCTGCTGGCAAACGACATCGTGAACCTCGCCATCATGAACCTCAACGTCGACGACAGCGCCGTACCGATCAACAAGATCATGGCATACGCCCGCGCACACGGCAAACACGTCTTCTACCTGCCACAAGGCACATATACGGTCAAAACGCCGATCTGTATGTACGACGACGACATCCTAATCGGAGAAGGCCGATTCAACACCATCCTCAAAGAACCGGAAGACAGCGCCGCGAACTACGCGATCATCAAAGGCGGAAACCCGGGCGTAGCCAACGTAACCATCAAAAACATCGGATTCAACGTCGCAGGACACCGCACCGCATCATTCGTGGACACCACCGGATGCCACAGCTGGATGTTCGACAGAATCCAAGCCGCAGCACGCAAGGACCCCTCCGGAAACAACGCCACCTTCCAACTCGGCGGACCGGTGGCAGGCTACAACAACTTCCTGTTCACCGTACAAAACAGCCGTTTCTCGCGAGTACGCGTACGCGTCAGCGCAACCGACTCATACATCGTCAACAACGAAATATGGGGCAACGACCTCGCGGCATTCACTCCCGCATTGCACATCACGCAAACACTCGCCCTCGTGCAAGGCAACCAGATCGTCGCACCGGAAAAATATTACGGCATCGTACTGCAAGCCGACCTGACCCGCATCATCGCCAACTATTTCGACGGCAACGACCCAGCGAACATACTCACCGGCGACGGACTCAACATCGTCAACGCCAAAAACAACGCCATCGTCAACAACATGTTCTGGCGGATCCAAAAACAGCCGATCCACATGGAAGGTGACTGCGCCGGAACGAACATCGCGAACAACACGTTCTACGAAGGCGGCTGGTGCACACCCCAAGTCGCGGACATCCACTCCAGCGGCACGTCGATCCTCATCAACAACAACATCTTCAATCGAGGCAGCAAATATTACAGCGGAAACCGGACGACCAACGTTCCGACGATCGAATTCACGACCGGAGAATCCGGATATTCACCTGCCCCGGTCGGCAACATCAGCGTGTATCCATATTCCGGTAAATGCACCACTACCAAACTAGCGATAACCGGAGTCGGCAACACGCCGAATTCGACATTCACAGTCGCCGCTAAATAAAAAAAATAGCCGTTCCGAATCATAACGTTCGGAACGGCTATTTATTTTCATCCCCAATAACGCGCCTTGACGTCGTTTCCCGAAGGCCCTTTCATACGAGCCTCCTTCACATCAAAAGGTCTGCGCTAAGCATCAACCATCCGGCAACCTGCATGCACATGTCGGAAGGGCATTTCAGTGAGACTTCCTCACCGCAAAACCGGAACCGTATCTCGACTTTGTCGTTCGACAACGGTTCGATGAGTACACTGATCGTATTGTTCACTTTCATTTTCTTGCCTTTTCTGTCGGGCTCCTTGCCTGACAACAACTACAATACCACAACCCACACACGACACGCGCGAAACACCCCAACCACACCAAACCCACACACCAACAACACACACCAACCCCACACACCAACAACACACA